CGCTATTATATTGAGGGGACAGTGGACCTTTAAAAATATTTTTTAAACCTTGATATCCACTTTGAATTCCCTTCTTAGCTAACATAGCTCCAGGTATTGCTGATAGTAATGCAAATGCACCTTCAGTGGCTGCTCCTACATTATCTCCTTTATTATAATCTTCTATGGCTTGTTTTCCGCCTGAATATATAGCATATGGAGTGTATTCTAAAGCTTCTTTACCAATATTTTTAATCCTATTTTTAGCCATTTCTTTAAATTCAGGAGATTGCCTATAAGCATTCTCAGATAGATATCCCTTTCTTTTTTTAGCTAAGTCTTGATTTAATTTTTTCTTAGCTTCTTCTAATGTCATTGCCATAGTATTCTCCGTATTAATGGGCTTTTCCTACCCTTTGCAGCCCAGACAAAGTGAGGACAATGGTAGAATCCTTACACCTGCGTAGCGTTCCTTTTTGCACGAATGAAGCTTCTGAGTGTAATCAATGTACAGATCCGAGTTTATCTAACTCAGCCTGTAATTCTTCATCACTGAGATCACCTGCATCTATATTAGTCTGTGTGACATCTTGTCTAGAGAGCTTTGGTGCTTGATACTCGGCAAGTATGCTAGCTACCTTTACTATTTGCTCTGGATCATCGTCTTCCATAGCTCTTACTAAAACATAGTTAAGTGCTTCTATAGCATTTGGTGCATCATCACCCATGCTCTTCATAGCCATTATAGTGTTCTTTGCAAGTTCTCTTTGTTCTTTATTTTTTCTACGAGTCTCTAATCCTCTCAATCGATATTCATTAGCCATCTCAGAAGATTGTATCTTTTCTAAATTGGATAAAGACTTTTCACTGGGTTTTACAGCCATGTCGTTGTATCCTCCTGTATAGTTCCGATCTTATCTTTCCAAGATACAAGATCATTGGTTAATCTGTGTTGATGTGTTCTATATGCCTCAAATGCAATAGCCAAAGCCATAACAGTGTCATCATAGTTTCCTGCAAGAGCATTTGTACTCCCATTCTCAGCCGATACATAGGTTCTCAACTCCGAGACAATGATATCACTGTGTATTTCTATATCGTGTTCTTCAATAGCTCTCTTAAGGTTACCTATAATCATTGGTTTAGTCGATATTGTTGTTCTAAATCCAGGTTTACTACCTTCATCATTGAGAAGTGTGGCTGCTTTAGTTTGATAGTATAGATTGACATAGTTCATTTGTTAGTGCGTTGTTAAAATAGCGACCCAAGTAGAACAGTATATCACCGAATACAGAAGGATCAATGTAATTATCTCTGAATAATGCACAAACTTCCCTCTCTTTATTAAGTATCACTGCTGTACTATAATCTTGACCCACCCCTAGAGAGACATCTGCTCCTATTATAAATCGATCTTCAAACTTTGGAGCTTTCCACATCTCTAAGTGTCCACTTTTATTGTCTTCAAAGTAAGAACTCTCATAATCAAAAGCTCTGGTGTAATCTGGTGCTTTAACCTCATACATTTGTACTATTTCTTGGTCAAAAACACTGTTACCAGTGACTAAAAAGGCTTCTTCGGCACTAGCTGGGTACTCTTGTATAAACTTTTTCTCCCCACTCTCACCTATTTTTAGCCTTCTCCAGTATAATTGGTCATTATCTAGTGAATAGTTCTCAACAAGCTCTTCTTCTTCCTCTGTTAACTCAAATCCTTCAGGAGCTTCCCTACGATATTCTGGAGTTATATACCAAGGTAAGAAAATGGGTACGTATTCGTTGTCACCGTTTATCGCCCCTTGGAATAATCTAAAGAATTCTCCACTAGCTCCATTGGCTGTGCTCTCTAGTATAACTTCCGTCTCGTTTTCCTGACTAATTCCTTGGAAGAGTCCAGCCAATATCTGTTCATCGAACTGCCAAAAGGCGACCTCGGATAAATGTGCGATTGTCGGAGTAGTTCCTCGACCTGCTTCCTTTGCACCTGCTGTATATAACCTATAGCCGCTTTTATTATGTTCAAATAAGATCTCCTTTGCGTTACTTTTTTGTAGTGTTGGTGGTTCTTCCATATTATCTATGATATTTCGACTCATATTAAAGAGTGCATCTGAAGTGGCACTGTCATGTGCCATAACGACAGATCGAGTATAGGGAGTGAAGTATGTCTTCCAGAATACTCTCGCTGCACAGTATGTACTTATTCCTTGCTGACGAGCTTTGAGGACAATAGCTCTGACTTTTCCTGTATTGGCTAGTTGAGCTTCTAACTGTTCGTTTATGGATACCTGAGCTGCGTTGAAGGTGAATGGTACAAAGCCTTGTGAGGCGTTTTTAGTTATGATTCGTATTTGTTCTCTGGCGAATAGTTCAAAGTCTGACTTATATTGCTCTTTCTTTTTTCGCTTAAATAATTCTTTTGCTAATTCTAGCTTTCTTTTGTTGTCCAATTTGGCATCCCCCTCGTCCTCTATAGAGATTTTCCTATAAGGTGGTGTTTAGTCTTTGTTTATGAATAAAAAAGATGTGGAGGTGTGTTGTACCTGTTTCTGGGTCTTCGCTCCCCCCTAATTCGCTTTGGGGTCTTCTGTGGCGTTGCGGTTCAGCGTCTTTCTTTTTTGGAGTTTTGCTTATGTCTTCTTTCTCTTTGTCGCCTTTGTCTTCTGTCTCTTGGTCTCGTTCTTCTGTGGTGGTGTCTCGCCTCAGTTGGGATCTTGCTTCTCGTTCTATATTGCTTTGGGTTCGTGGTTCGGCTGTGCCTTTGGTTTGTCGTACTCGTGGTGCTGATACCGAATCTATTGCTGGCTTGGTTGCCTTGCTTCGTAAGTCTCGTGATCAGGGCTGGCGACTTGTGCTTGGTGTTCGTGAGGGCTGGGATGGTTCTCGTTGGTTCTGTGCGGCTACCGACATTCCTGCTCTTGATGATGTGGTGGTAGATCATCCTGCTCGTCTCGATGACTGGGAATACTATGGTCATTCTTCACCTGACACCTATGTCGAAGGAGAAGGTTGTGGGGTTGTTGGCTGCTGTGTGTAGCCTTCAATTCTCCCTGAAGAGGCTCGTTTCCTACCCTTGACGAGTCTCTCCAGAGGGAATTGTCCCTCTATTAGCTGAAAGGAGCTACTATGATTGAAGTAGATCAAATGAACGAGTGGTGCGATGATGCAGTTACTCATGGCTTATATGTTTCTGAAGTTGAAAGGAAATATCAAGGCTATTACTCTGGTTATCTCTCAATGATTAAGAGAGAAGACTTAATTGACATTAACATTGGAAAGGAAGACTAATGATAGCATTAGATAATATCAAAAACTTAACACCACAAGAGAGACTTGAGGTGTTTGCTAAGATTAATTCTAAAGACTTGGAGTTAATCATGCACCACTGTAGTGTCGAGCTACAAGAAAGAGAGCTTGTAGAAGACGACCTATTAGCTAAACAAACCGCAGAAGAAAGGAGGATCTGGAAATGAGAAAATATATTGTACTCAAAGATGGAACTATTCAATTCTTAAATTAAAGCCGAAACACCTTGAAAGGAGGTGTCATTGTAGTGTGAGAGACTACGATCCGATGAGGTATCTCAATTTAACTGTTCTATGAAAGGAACTAACATGACTACATTTACAAACACAACTAACATTATCAAAGACGTTAACTTTTACTATGCTAAGTTAGATAAGCCTGTGTCACCATTTGGTACAGATATCTACGACATTCAATTAAGATTTCCTGAGTCTAGGAAAGGTGAGATGAGTGCCTATGGTAAAGTAAGACAAGTCGAAGATGGTAATTGGGCTATTAACTTAACTAGGAAAGCTAAGAATTCTAAAGGTCAGAAGACTCCAGTAAGAGTTGTCGATGCCGAAAAGAATTCTATTAAAGACCTTATAGGTAATGGTTCTAAAGGTAATGTTATAGCATACACATATAAGTATGATGTAGCAGGTAGAACTGGGTTTAAGACTATACTAATAGCCATTCAGGTAACAGACCTTATCAAATATGTACCAGAAGCTGAAGTAGACTTTGATGTATTAGAACCAGTAGCTACTAATGAGCCAGTATCAGCTGACTTCTAAATAACACTTAGGGGGATACTTAACGGTATCCTCCTTTTTTTTTGTAAGGAGAAGATATGATACACGATATAATAGTAATACTCATAGCTGCACTAATAATATGGTTTTATATCGCAAGTATATTCCTTAAATAACACACAGAGTACATTCTCATGCTCGCTATGCTCGTTGTTTTGAGGTAGAATGACACTTGAGAGTACACACTGGGATACGTTACCCCTATGAGGTACACCCAAACGTTACCCCTATGTGTCATTCCTAGTAACTTCTAGGCTCTTACGAGGGAAAGTTGGTGCAGGGTACTGTGAATGTACTTGAAAGGTAAACATCTAATGGAACTAATATTAACACTCATGGGTCTCCTCTGGCTCACCTTTATAGTAACCTTAATATACATATGGAGTCGATCTTGAATAACATAACAATAAAACACGAAGGCGTTAACTATCACCTTGAGCAATTCCTATGGGCTTGGAAGAAAGA